GTGGCGCAGGATGTGGCGGCGGAACTCTCGCAAAAGATTGTGCTGTTGACTCCGGTTGATACGACGCGAGCCGAAGCGAATTGGATTGCGGAGCTAAATACCGTTCCGCAGGATTTCGACGAAGCGCGGCGCAACCTGGCAGGCGGGCGGCAGAATCTCGAAGCGGCAAAGGCTCTCGCCAAACGGATCAAGCTCGGTGATGTGTTCGTGATTGCGAATTCGACGCCCTACATCATGTTTTTGGAGCAAGGAAGCTCGCGGCAAGCTCCGGCTGGAATGCGAAACGTAACCGCCGCAGCGTTTCAGCGAATGGTAGAACGATCAGCAGAACGAAGACGGAATGGCCTTTAACGACGAAACAAGCCGATTGGAGATTGGCCGCGTGATTGAAGCGCGGTTGGCGAGCGGCTGGACATTGAGCGGCAGTTATCGCACGGCGATTCAGTTTCCGTCCGTTGTCGGTTTGATTGATACGGACACAACAACGGCGCTTCCGATCCCGCCAACGGGCGAAGATTGGATCAAGCTCGACATCATTGACGATGACACCGAAGCCTTCAGTTTTGGCGGAACGTCAGGACAAAACCGCTGTTTCGGGATGATCCAGATAATGCTCTTTTCACCGAGACAGTTTGGCGACAAGCAACTGCTCACGCTTGGCGGATTGTTGAAGCCGATTTTCAACCGATACCACGCGAGCGGGCTGAAATGCGATGCGTCGAGCTTGCGGAAGATTGATGGCGAAAAGGGATGGAATCGCGCAATTGTCACAACTCCATTCGTATATTTTGAAGAGGTTACATAATGCCGAAAGAAAAAGTTGCACCGATCATCGTTGAAGACGAAGTTGTCTTTTCACCTGAAGGATCAAGCGAAGTGTCGCCCGAAATTGCGGCGGCGATTTCCAATCAGGAAGCAAAGAAAGCCCCAACGCATGCCGATTTGCTGGCTTACTGGACGCCAGGACGTGAACCTTCGATGGAAGTTCCGGCGCTGATTGCGGCGCATCAAACGCCGTGTGCGACGTGTGGCGCGAGCGTTGGTTATATCCCGACTGGCGGCGATGCCCCGCCCGTTTTGATCTGTGCAAGTTGTGGATAAAGAAAAAGAGCCGCGCGTTGTCATCATCATTGATGGCGTGCGATTTGAAATTGACGACGCGGAAGCGGACAGCGAATTGCAGCAAGCAATCTCGCGCGTCGTCAAAGGATTGTTGACGATCCTGGAAAAGCGGGCGCAGATGCGCCATTGACATCATAACTCCCGACAAGCAACGGCCAAGCCTTCGCGCCTCGCCTCGCCTCTCGGTTTTCAAAACCAACGAGGTGAACTTATGGCTGACGGCGCATCAATCGCAAAACGAAGCGTAGCTTTCACGGCGGAATCCACGCGCGGAACGACTCCATCGAATCCGCCTTACACGTACAACCGAGTCCGACGCGGCACGACGTTTCAAATTGACAAACAATTCGAGCAATCCGACGAAGTGCGATCCGACCGCGAACCTGGCACGCGCGTTGGTGGCGTGTCGGGCTGGTCTGGGAATATCAATTCGTTTCTTGTTCGAGAAACGTTTTTGGATCAGTTGTTGCGCTCGACGCTCTCGAATGATTTCGCAGCAATCGCGCCATCAGCGATCACCGGAACTTTTGCCGCGTCGGGCGACACGTTCACGCGCGCATCAGGCTCGTTTTTCACGACTGCCGGAAATCGGTTCGAGGTTGGCGATTTGGTGTTCGCGGGCGGAACCGCAAACAACCAAACGCAGCTTAACGGCGCGATTGCCTCAACAACAGCAACATCCATCACCGTTGACACGGTTGACGCAACCACGATCACCAATTCAACGGGCTACATCAAAATTGACAACGAGATCATGCAGTTTACGGCGCGCACGTCCACAACGTTCACCGTTGTTCGTGGCGCACTCGGAACGACTGCCGCAACGCATCTCGACAATGCGCCTGTTTTGATTGGCCGAACGATCACAGCATTGACATCAACCGTCATGACGTTTGCGAATGATGTTGTGGTTGATGAAGCGTCGATCTCAACGACTTTCACCACAACGACGCAAGTCCTTGTACCTGGCACGACTCGCTACTTCGGAACGTTCGAGCAAAAGTTCAGCGACTTGAACGGCGGCTCAGGTTATTACGAAATTTTCAAAGGCGGCGAAGTCAACACCGCGCAATTCAACATGCCTACATCCGGGCAAATCAACATTGATTTCACGTTGCTTGGAACTCGCTACGCAACCGGTCAGGTTTCAGGATCAACGTACACGTCTGCCGCTGGACGGACGCCCTTCGCGGCTTCGGTTGCGGGTTCGGCCATTTACGTTGATGGCTCTGCGCCGACTGCGTGCGTCACCAATATGCAATTCACCGTCAACAACAACCGCGCGCTCAAATACGGCGTAGGCGAGCAATTCGCCTGTTTCGTTGAAGAAGGAACGCGGCAAGTTGACGCAACGTTCGGCCTGTATTTGGTGGACTTGAGTAATCAAACGCTGTTTCAGGCGGAAACCAGATTCCGACTGTTGGTGACGGCAGTTTCCGCCGACGGCGACGAATACGACATCGTATTCCCACGAATGGTATTCACGGCTCTGCCGCGAGGTGAAGACGGTGAAAGCTTCGTCGAAAACGCCAGCGCATCAGCGGAATACGACAGCACAGCGGCAACAGCGTTTTACATTCGCAAACGTGTTCTCTCTTCCGTGTAAGGTTGACTAACTTTGGCTTTGCTGGCGTTCTGTGCGGATACGTCAGCAAAGCCCTTTTTCAAATGGAGCGGGCAAAATGGCTTTTGATCTTTCAACTCTCGACTTGACCCAAACCGCCAATAATGGCGGCTGGCTTACCCTTCGGCATCCGGTTACGGATGTGGAACTCCCAATCAAAATCAAGCTGGCGGGCGCTGAATCCGACGCCTACAAACAGGCCGAACGCGATTACAGCAACCGCAGACTGCGCGAAATGCAGCGCGGTGGAAAGATGCCGAGCGTGACAGCGGAAAGCGTCGAAGCGCAAGCCCTGAAAATCTTGGCAACGGTTACGCTGGATTGGGAGGGCGTCGAGCTGGACGGCGCTCCGTTGCCATTCAACAAACAGAACGCCGAAACGCTGTACAAACGCTTCGCCTGGATTCAGCGGCAAGCGGAAGCCTTCATCGGCGATCCGGCAAACTTCACCGCCGAAGGCGCAATCGCGTCCATCGAGGGAAACTGATCCAGTGGGCAGAGTACGAATTCAGCGGAAAGTCTGCCCGCTGGCAACAGGTCAAAGAGCTTGCCCGAAAAGGCGTCGGGCTTTCGCTCTCTGATATTCCGCAACATATCAGCCGAGAGCCGCACGAGCGCGGCGGCTTTCGGCCTGATTTGGCGCAGATGGATGCTTACGAGCCGGTCACGCTTTGCGCTGAGGCTCAGATCATTGCCGAAGTCTACGCCGACTTGATGCGCGGAAATCCGATTGGCGTCAGCGGCGGGCTTGGCGGGCTGATTCCCGAAAAACTGCTTTGGTCACAGATCGAAGCCTATTCCCGGCTTACCGGGCGCAAGTTCAATCAATGGATTTTGAATCTGTTGTTTTTGCTCGATGGCATTCGCTTAAAGGCCGAATTTGAGCGGTTGAAAAAAGAGGCGCAGAAGAAACCAAATGGCATCAGTTGATCTCGCAACGCTGGCGCTGGAACTGAATACAACCGGGCTTGCGCGCGGCGAGCGCGAAGCATCATCTATTCTGGCGCGTCTTGAAAAGCGATTTGACGCGACGGTTCAGCGTGCAAAGGCCATCAACAAAGCCATCAACGATGCGCTGAACATGAATGCAGGCGCATCGCGTTCCGAGCAGGCGTTCAATAGAGCCGAGTCGAGTTTTATTCGACACAATCAGCGAATCATCGAGATCAGCGCAAAATCAGCAACCAAGCTTGCCGAGATCGAAGCCAAAAAAAGCGCAACAATCGAGACAGATCGCGAAAAATCTGCCAACCGAGTTTTGGCGATTGATCGAAAAGCCGCCGCTCAAGCTGAGTCGAGCGCGGCCAAGCTGCAACAAATTCAAGCGGCGAGCGCCGGGAAAATCGGCGTCGCATATAATCGTCGCGTTCAAGCTCAAATTCAGTCAGACGGAAAATTGCAACAGATCGCATTACAGAGCACGGCAAAACTCGAAGCCGAAGCGCTGAAATCGTCTGCAAGATTGGCTGAAATTGACCGTCGCAAACTGGCGTCAATTGATGTGCTGCGCGAGCGATTCGCGCAACGCGAAATCGAGAGACAACGACGACTTGCTGAACGGCAGGCGCGACTTGCTCAGGGTGGTTTATTCGGCGGATTCGTTCGCAATGCAAGCCAGATTCGAGAGGCGGGCGAATCCATCCAGCAGACCGGATATTTCCTCACAGGGCTGTCAACAGCACTGATCGGTGTTGGCGCGGCATCCGTGAAAAGCGCATTCGACATTGATAAAAATGTGAACGTGTTGAAATCGCTGCTTGGCACATCCGAAGCCGCTGAAGCCCGCTTCAAATCGCTGGTTGCCTTGTCACAGCGAACGCCAGGACTGACAACCGCTCTCGCTTCTCAGATTGACGTGCAATTGCGTGTGGCGAATGCAACCGAAAAAGCCATTGATAAAGTCTTGCCTGCGATTGGCAGGCTGAACGCGGTCAGCAACATTCAAGACCCTCAGCGGTTCGTGCAGAATCTCGTCCAATTGGTGACGCAGAATTTTGAGCGCATTGACTTAAAAGAACTCGTTGGCCAGTCGCCGCTTGCCGGTGAAGTTCTGAAAGACATCTTCAATGTGGAAAGCGCGATTGATGGCGAAAAGATTCGCGCGCAGGCGCAGAAGCTTGGATTGACGACGGTGGATGCGTTCTTTACCGCGTTCGGCGAAGCCGCTGCTCGGAACTCAAAGCTTGCCAACATCACCGAAAGCCTGGAAACGCGATTCGTAAAGCTCGTTGATCGTGTAACGCTCGCACTTCGTCCGCTTGGCCTGGCAATTATTGACACCATCGCGCCTGCAATTGAGCGCGGCGCGGCGTTGATCGAAAAGCTTGGCGCTTCATTCAATTCACTGCCGAAGCCCGTACAGTCGGCCATTGTTTCCTTTGGGCTGCTTGCCGTCGCCATCGCTCCGGTGGTTGTCGGCATTGGCGCATTCATTCAAGCCGCTGGCGCGCTTGGCAATCTCGCTTCAGTTGGGGCGTCGCTAAAGGCTGTCACCGTCGCAATGCAGGGAGCCGCCGCTGCATCAACCGCCGCAGGCGTGGCAACGGCGACGGCGTTCGCTCCGGCTCTGCCAATCATCCTTGCCGTCACCGCTGCCGTTGGGATTGGCGCTCTCGCGTGGGCAAGCTACGAATCTGCCGCCGAACGCGGCGCAAAAGTTACCGCTGATTCTGTTAAGGCGCAGCTTTCTGAGGTTGACGCGCTGAAAGAAATGAAGCTTCAAGCGGCTTCTCTGACAAGCGGTAGGACAAAACTAAATGACGTTCTCGCGCAGCTTGAGCCAAGCACTCGCGCCTACATCGCTTCCATCTCAGACGAACAGACGCAGACAGCAGAGTTAAATCGCGTCATTGCCGAAGAAATCAAACTCAAGCAATCAAAGCTTTCGAGCGATGTTGCCGATACGGGATCGGCGGCGGCTCGCGCTCAAGAAGAACTAGTCGCGCAACAGCGACGGCTGGAAGGGCTGCGCCAGTTGTCCGAAGCGACCGCGAAATTTCAACAACTAGGCATTTCAGGAAGCACGCTTCAGCTAAAACTTCAAGAAGAAGCCACGCGCAAAATCGGTTCGACGTTCGGCACTCAGCTTGGATTAGCGAAAAACGCATCTCAGGAGCTTGGGCAAGAAATCGTCAAAACTACCGGACGAATCGAGGGGCTGCGTAATGCAGAAATTCAATTTGGCGCTACGGTCAACGCGCTGTTTGAAGCCAATCGTCAATTGACAGTCGAAGGGTTCATTGAACAGCAGCGCGCAATCGGCACTTCTGAATCTGCGATCCAGGCGGCAGTTAAAGCATACGAGGCATTCAAGCAGCAGCAATACGCCTCAGCCACAAGCGCGCAATCAACAACGTCAGTTATTGACCAGCAGACGGCAGCGATAGACAAGCTTCGCGCGTCACTGGAAAACCTAAACCAAACGGCGGGCGGGGTTGTCAATCAGCGCATTCGTGACATCGCCTTAAGTTCACGCAACGCAGCCGAAGCGAAAACTAAATTTCAACAATCGTTGAAGCTTGATGATGACTTCTTCTTTGCATTCCAGAACGATCAGCGCGTTAAGGCCAACGAAGCCGCGTTAAGCGAATTGAGAAACCCGAAAACTGGACGAACGCGAGGCGGCGGCGGATCGTCAAAGGCAGATTCTGCCGCGCGTGAACTGCGCGCCGCCGAAGAACAGCTTGCAAAGGCGCGCGCGGAATCGCTGTTCCGGTTGGAAGAAAAATCCCTGCAAAGCCGTCTCGAACTTGAACGCGCGAATTACGAAAAGCGCATTAC